CCTACCGCTTGTGTATGTATTACGTGATGACTACATTCGCGGGCAAACGGTGCTAGAAGCCAAAATGGACGCATTACATAAAACCCTTAGTGATTTATACAAAATGGAGAGTGCAAAATGATGGAAAAAGCCCGTCGCGAAGGTATGCGTTGGCAGTTGCTCAACGTATTACATAAAGCAATGCCTTACACCACCAGCGAGCAATTTTTACTTGATGTGATGCGTGGCATTTACCCAAATGTCACGCCGCACGAAATCCGCCAGCAGTTGGAATACCTTTCCGACCGCAAACTGGTGGAACTGACCAAACAACCGCACGGCGTATGGTTTGCCGATATTAACCGCTTGGGCGTGGATATTGTGGAATACACCATCGACTGCCAAGCAGGTATTGCCCGCCCTGAAAAGTACTGGGCGTAAGGGGGAGAAATGGCACCTCGCTCAAGTATTGAAAAACTGCCCGAAGATGTTCGCCGCTGGCTGGAACGCGCCTTAACTGAGAACGGTTTTTCGGGTTATGTGGAATTGGAAACGCTATTGCGTGAGAAAGGTTATTCCATCAGTAAATCGGCGATTCATCGCTATGGGCAGAAGATTGAACGCCGTTTTAAGGCAATCAAGGACAGTACTGAAGCGGCTCGCATTATTGCCGAAGGCGCGGAAGATAAGGAAGACAAACGTAGTGAAGCCTTGATGGGGATGTTGCACTCGTCTTTGTTTGATGCGTTGGTCGATATTGAAGAAGCCAAAGATGATGAGATGACCCCGATGGAGAAATTCCAAGCCCTAAGTTTTGCAGGCAAAAATGTGGCATCACTCATTCAAGCAAGCACCAAGCTCAAAGTCTATCAAGCTGATGTGAAACGGCGTGCGGAACTTGCCGCTGAAGAAACGGAAAAAATCGTAATTCAGGCTGGCTTGTCGGCAGAAACCGCAGACAAAATCAAACAGCAAATTTTAGGTATTGCATAGTGAAAGATCTGATTCCCTTTGACCCAAATGAGCTACTGTTGGGCTACCAAAAACGTTGGATAGCCGATAAATCCCAGCTCAAAATCGCTGAAAAATCTCGTCGAACAGGTTTGACGTGGGCAGAAGCTGCTGATGATGCTTTGATTGCCAGCCTTGCTAAAAAAGATGGTGGCTCTGATGTGTTCTACATTGGGTCAAACAAGGAAATGGCACGTGAATTTATTGACGCGGTGGCAATGTGGGCAAGGACGTTTAACTATGCAGCAGGCGAAATTCAAGAAGAAGTGTTGCAAGATGAAGATAAGGACATTCTGACCTATGTAATCTATTTTGCATCAGGCTTCAAAGTAAAAGCCCTTTCCAGCAACCCGAAAAACTTACGTGGTATGCAAGGCGTGGTGGTCATTGATGAAGCAGCCTTTCACGAATACCTTGCGGAAGTATTAAAAGCAGCACTCGCTCTCACAATGTGGGGGGCAAAAGTGCGGTTGATTTCTACCCACAACGGTGCGGATAACCTTTTCAATGAGCTGATTTTAGATAGTCGGGCAGGTAAAAAACGTTATTCCGTACACACCATTACCCTTGATGACGCTTGTGCTGAAGGCTTATATCAACGCATTTGCCAAGTCAGCAAGCAAGAATGGGCACCCGAAAAAGAAGCTGAGTGGAAAGAAAACCTACTCAATGACACGGCAACCAAAGAAGATGCGGAAGAAGAATACTATTGCGTGCCGAAAAACGGCACAGGCTTATGGCTCTCACGTGCGTTGATTGAACGCCAAATGAGCGAAAACACGCCCGTAATCCGAATGACGGCAAAAGATGGCTTTAGCCTTGTACCTGAGCCGACACGCTATCAGGAAATGCTGGATTGGTGCGAAACCACGCTTGCCCCGATTTTGCAAACCTTAGATGAAACGCAATTACATTTTTTAGGCGAAGACTTTGCCCGTAGTGGCGATATGACGTCCTTTGTGGTGTTAGCACAACAGCAAAACTTAACCAAAAGCGTTCGATTGATTGTGGAGCTGGGCAATATGCCTTACAAGCAACAAGAACAAATTGTGCTGTTTATTCTCAAGCATTTGCCACGCTTCGCCGGTGCAGCTTTTGATGCGCGTGGGAACGGAGGCTATTTAGCCGAAGCCGCTCGCGATGCGTTTGGTTCATTGGTGGATTGCGTGCAGTTATCGGAAAAATGGTATCGCGAACACACCGCCCCATTTAAAGCCGCGCTCGAAGATGGCGAACTCGACAGCATTCCCAAAGATGCCGATATTCTTGCCGATTTGCGTTCGTTCCAAGTGGTGAAAGGCGTGCCACGCATTCCCGATAAACGAACCAAAAGTGCAGACGGCAAAAACAAACGCCACGGCGATACCGCAATTTCTTTATTGCTTGCTCATTATGCTAGCCGTCAGTTGGTGCAGTTGCCTGTGAAAGCCCACAGTCGCAAACCAAGAGCCAGCCGAAAATTAACGCAAGGATATTAACCATGATCGCATTTGTAACTTTAACCATTTCTGCCGCTGTGCTGATTTTTTACGACAAACCGTTTTGGTGGGTATTTTTATTGCTTGCCGCCTTTGTGGATTATGAAAAATAAGGAAAGCCAATGACACCAAAAAAACAAGACCTAATCCGAGTCATCGCCAGCCGTGCCAACGCCATTGATTATTGGGCGTTTATGCACTACCTGCCGAACCCCGATCCTGTGCTGAAGAAAATGGGCAAGGATATTTCGGCTTACCGTGAAATCCTATCCGACAGCCACGTAGGCGGCTGTGTTCGCCGCAGAAAAGCGGCAATCAAAGGGCTAGAATGGCGCATTACCCCAACAGGCAATGAAAAAACGGATGAGATTTTAACCGCACTTTTCGACCGCTTGCCGATGTCGCATATTATCAGCCAAATTTTAGATGCCACGTTGTTTGGTTATCAGGCGTTGGAAGTGATGTGGGAAAGCAAAGACGGCTTGTTGTTGCCTGTTGCCATTGTCTGCAAACCGCAAGAGTGGTTCGTCTTCGATGAGGAAAACCAACTTAAACTTCGTACCAAAGAGAACATCAACGGCGAAGAACTGCCACCTTATCGAATGTTGCTTGCCACACAAAATGCGACCTACATCAATCCGTATGGCTTGGGCGATCTCTCGCTCTGCTTCTGGGCGGCAACGTTTAAGAAAGGAGGCTTTAAATTCTGGTTGGAATTTATGGAAAAATATGGCAGCCCGTGGCTGGTCGGTAAACACCCACGCCAAGCCCAAATTCACGAAATTGATGAACTTTTGGATAGTATGGAAAAGATGTTGGGAACCGCCGTAGCTGCCATTCCTGAAGATAGTTCCATTGATTTAAAAGAAAGTGCAAGCAAAGGGGCAAGCTCACAAGTATTCGATGATTTCTTACGTTACTGCAAATCAGAAATCGCCATTGCGTTACTCGGTCAAAACCAAACCACTGAAGCGGAAGCTAACCGAGCCTCTGCCACCGCAGGGCTAGAAGTGACGCGTGATATTCGCAACGATGACGCCAGCCTTGTGGAAGGCGTGTTCAATCAGTTGCTGACGTGGATTTGTGAACTCAATTTCAGCGTGGACACCTTACCAACCTTCGAGCTATTCGAGCAAGAAAGCATTGACAAACTGCAGGCGGAACGTGACAAGATTTTGACTGAAATCGGCGTGAGCTTTACCGAGCAATATATCCACCGCACTTATGGTTTTGAAGACGGTGACATCATTATGCAAGCGGTCGAAAAAGCGGAAAAATCTGCCAACACTGCCGACTTTGCCGAACCTATCCCCAAAAGCGTGATTGAAACCATTGGTGAACAGTTGGAAGTAGAAGGAGAAGCCGTTGTTGAAACTTGGCTACACGATATTCGCGACCGCTTAGGTCAAGCGGAGAGTTTGGAAGATTTCCGCAACCAGCTTGATAGCCTTATCCCTGAATTGAGCTATGCGGAATATGGCGAACTGCTGGCGTGGGGTTCAACTGCGGCACAATTCGCAGGGCGACAATCTGTAGAAGATGAGCGTGCCAAGTCCCCCTCTTTCGTAAAGAGGGGCTAGGGGAGATTTGTCAATGAAATTCACTTTTGAAAATCAAGTCAAATACTTTGAGAAAAAGCTCAATCTACCAACCAACAGCTATTTGGACGTATTGGGCGAAGAACACGACTACTTTTTTATGGTGGCAGGAGCCAACCGCAATGAAGTGCTGCTCGCCTTTCGTGAAGCGGTAGATGAAGCCATCAACAACGGCGAAACGCTGGAAGGCTTCCGCAAGCGTTTTGATGAAATCGTGGCTCACACAGGCTGGGACTACAAAGGTGGTAGAAACTGGCGAAGCCGTATCATCTACGACACCAACGTGTACGCCGCCTACAATCGCGGACGGCTACAACAGCATTTGGATTTAGCCGATGTCATGCCCTATTGGGAATATCATCACCACGACAACAGCCACCCACGCCAAGAGCATATTGACTTGGACGGCACGATTTTGCCGGCAAGCGATCCATTTTGGCGTTATTACTACCCCATTAAAGCCTATGGCTGCCACTGCACCGTGACCGCCCACGATGAGGATGATTTGAAAGAGATGGGTAAAACCGTCAGTCCATCGCCTGAAATCAAATGGGAAGAAAAACTAGTAGGCACACGTTCCGGCAATCCACGAATGGTACGTGTACCGAAAGGCTATGATGTAGGATTTCAACCGCATAATTTTGAACGCTTGACTGCAGGGCGAAATACGGACGTGGATCAGCTGTTGTTCAATAAGTTCGTCAATGCCGAGCCAAAACTTGCCAGCCTACTGATTGAAAACGTGTTACAAAATCCGCGTGCCGTGATGATGTTAAACGGCGCGATGAAGTCGATGGTAGATACCGTTGCCACCGAAAAAATGGCACGTGGACAAATGAAAAACGTGGGCATAATCCCAGCCAAAGTGATTGATAAATTGACCGCACTTGAAAAAGCTCCACAATCTGCCGTGATTGCCGTACGTGATGAAGATGTATTGCACGCCTTGCGTGATACCAAGCAAACCAAAGGCATTAACCTGCCGATTGAGTTTTGGGAGCAATTGCCAGAGAAGTTGAGAAATCCAAAGGCGATTTTGTTACAGGCAAAAGAACAGCAACGCAACAAGAATGCGGGCGATGTGCTGCTATTTATCTATGAAACTGAGAAAGGTAAGGTTGCTATCAAAATGGATTATGAAGTCAAAATCAAAGATGAATTAAGTGGCAAGAAACTCGCTCAAAAATTAAATGTAGTGAGAACAGCAAGTGCGGTTGAAGATTTTACTCAATTAGGAGCATTTGAAGTGTTATGGGGTTCATTGCAGTAGTTTGCCTGATTCGAACAGGATAATCAGCCGTCTTTCGACCCTGGACCCTTTCCAGTTGGTAACCCCTACTGCAATGGTTTTACTATACGCCCAACTTATTTTTTAATCAATAGGAGAAAATATGCAATTACTTATTCAAATGAGCGAAGCCGCTTTAACCCTTCAAGAAAGAGAAAAGCAAGCCCCAAGTGAAACAATGCAAGTTATGTTTGAACGCACGCTTGCTTTGCATCGCTCAGAGCTTGATGATAGCGATTATTTTTATCTGTCGGTATTACTTGAGGTATTGAGCTCTGCTAAAAATCGCTCAACTGCAAATGAAAATGCCTTCTTGCGATTCGGTGCAGTAGCCCACGCTTGCAATGAATTAACATCAAGCACCTCCTGCTGACGCAGTTTTTCTTCTGCCCATTCAGCCAGAGCAAGCATTAACGATGAACGATAGCCTGATTCTTTTACACGCTCAAGCATCGAATCAATTTTTTCTTTATCCATATTCGTTTCCTTATAATGAAGCGTGGCAACATTACCACGCTTGCATTTTAGAGAGGAATAACGCCATGATCAAAATCACCCTCAACGACATCCAAGCAGCCGCAAAACTCCACAGTATTGCCCAACAACTGCAACACCCTCGCAAGCTCTATGGCGTGCTGGGCGAAACCTTGAAGAAAATCCACACGGAACGCTTTAAGCAGGAAGTTGATCCTGATGGTAACAAATGGAAGCCTCTTTCACTGCTCACCCAAGAGATAAAAGGCAACGACAAAATCTTAAAACATCGAGGCTATTTATCTGAGAGAACGGCTTACAACTACAATGACAACGGCGTTGAATTTGGTTCAGATGCCAAGTATGCCAGATTGCACCAATTCGGTGGTGTCATTAAACCGAAGAAAGGCAAGCGATTAAAATTTGGTAAAGGCGACAATGCCGTCTTCGCTAAACAGTCAAAAGTTCCTGCTCGTCCGTGGTTAGGTGTTAATTCACAAAATGAGCAAAAATTATTAGAGAAAGCAAAGGCTGTTTTACAACGTCAAATCGACCAAAATCTATAGTATCGCCCAATTTTCAAAAATAACGCATAAAACGCCCATTGTGGCGTTTTAAATCCCATTCGATAAATTATCGTCTAAATCTCCTTGGGCGTGTTTATAAACACCGATAAACACGCCAAAACGCCCCATTCACTCCCTTCTCACTTTCTCTTTCCCATTTTCATTCCTTAAACCAGTTTAAAAGTAACAAGCGGTCGTTTTTTCTATGATGTTTACCAACACAAGGAGAACCGAATGACCCTGATTGAAATTTTTAAAGCAGGCAAACGCCCAGATGCACACGGTACAGTAGTGGAAATCACCCCAGCCGATTTGCAACAGGCGGTAGAAGCCTACGATGTCGCCTATCACGAAGCCCCTGCCGTTATCGGACACCCCACAATGGAAGCCCCCGCCTATGCGTGGGTGAAAGGCTTGCAGTTAGACGGCGATGTGCTGAAAGCCGAGCTTGACCAAGTTCATCCTGAATTTGCCGAAATGGTCACAGATGGGCGTTTCAAAAAAGTGTCGGCATCTTTTTACCTTGCCAATAGCCCTGACAATCCAAAGCAAGGCTCGCTCTATTTACGCCATGTCGGTTTTTTAGGCGCAATGCCCCCAGCTGTGAAAGGCTTGCGTAATCCTGAATTTTCAGAGAGCGAGCAAGGCATTGTGGATTTTTGCGAAGAGGCTACTACCCAAGCAACAGCAGCCCCAGCAACTATTAACCCCACTCAAACTGAACCAACTCAAGGAGAACCTGAAATGAGTGCAGAAGAGAAAGCGGAATTAGACCGCTTGCGTGCTGAAAATCAGCAACTCAAAGATGAAAACGCCAAAGCGAAAGCCGAAAAAGCAGAAGCCGAACTCAATCAAGCTAAAGCTGAAAATGCCGACTTTGCTGAAGGTTTAGTGAAAGCGGGCAAACTCGCCCCGATTGCTAAACAGCAAGCGGTAGATTTATTGAACTATGCTTCCACCACAATGCAAGGAGGTGTGGTTGAGTTTGGCGAAGGCGAAAACCTGCATAGCAAACTCAAAGCCTTTTTGGATGCTCAGCCACAAGTGGTGAACTTCGGTGAAGTCGCCACCAAAGACAAAGCGGCAGCACCGCAAGATGGTACGGTGGAATATGCCGAAGGCACAAACCCAGCCAGCATCGAAGCTGACCAAAAAATTATGGCGTATGCCAAAGAACACGGCGTGAGCTATACCGCCGCCTTTAACGCAATTTATCAATAGAAGGGAAATTTATGACTGCTCACAATCTCGCAGCACTCCGTGTGCAAGATCCTGTTTTAACCAAATTGGCACAGGGCTATCACAATTTAGAACTCATCGGCGAAGTGTTAATGCCGACCGTCGAAATCGACAAAGAAGCGGGCAAAATTCCGAAATTTGGTCGCCTTGCATTCCGCTTACCAAGTACGGTGCGTAACTTACGCGGTACATCCAATCGTTTAGACCCTGAAGACATCACGGCAATCGACGTGGCGTTGGAAGAGCACGATGTGGAATACGCCATCGACTACCGCGAAGAAAACGAAGCGATTTTCTCGCTCCGTCAGTTCGCACTCAACACCACCCAAGATGTGATTGCACTCGGTCGTGAAAAAGAAGTGGCAACGCTGGCATTAGATGAAAGCAAATATGACAGTGGCAACAAAGTCACGTTAAGCGGTACATCGAAAATCACTAGCAAACAAGCAGACATCTTTGCGATGTTCGACACGGGCATTCGTGCCGTGAAGCGTGCGATTGGTCGCAAACCGAATGTATGCGTGATTGCAGGCGATGTGTGGGCAGCATTAAAAGAACACCCAGCTGTCATTGAAAAACTCAAGTATTCACAAGTGGCAATTGTAACGCCTGAAGTATTCGGCAAGTTGATTGGCATTGATACCGTAAAAATCGGCGAAGCGGTGTATGAAGAAAGCAATCAACTTAAAGACATCTGGTCTGACGCCATTGTGCTTGCCTATGTTGCGCCACGTTCAACCGAACGCAAAGGCACAGTGTATGAGCCGTCTTATGGCTACACCGTCCGTCGTCAAGGTGGCTTATTTGTGGACACTTACAAAGAAAACGGTGGCAAACTTGAAGTCATTCGCACCACGGATATTCACAAACCGCACTTACTCGGTGCATCGGCTGGTTATTTGATTAAAGGTTGCCTATAACCCCAAAAAATCTCCCCTCTTGAGTAAAGAGGGGTTAGGGGAGATTTGTAACACCGTTTCACTAGGAGAAAACCAATGGACAAAACCAAACTCTACGCCGTCATCAGCACCATGGCGATTTACCACAACAATCAACGCTATGAGCAAGGCGATAGGCTCGAACTGACTGACGAAGAAGCCACTCGCATTTCGCTTTATGTGCAATTAGACGAAGCCGAAGACGAAAAACGCAAGCAGGCGGAAGCAGAAGCTGAAAAAGCCCGTAAAGAAGCGGAAGCTGAAGCAGAAAAAGCCCGCAAAGAAGCGGAAAAGGCAAACAAAAACAACAAAGGCGAAGGTAAAGAATAATGTACATTCAGGCACAAGATTTAACGGAAGTGGTGAGCGAAGTGGTGCTTGTGCAGCTCTCTAATGACAACACAAGAGCAACGGACGTCGATTATGCCGTATTAAACAAGGCATGCGAATACGCTACCGAAACGGTGGACGGCTATTTACGTTCACGTTATTTGCTACCGTTAAATGATGTGCCAACGCTTGTGCGTAACATTTGCCTACAACTGGCTCGCTATTGGTTGTATTCACGCCGTCCTGAAGGCAAAGGCTTTCCCGACAATGTGAAAGAAACCCATAGCCAAGCCTTAAAAGATTTGGAGCGCATTGCCAGTGGCAAACTGCATTTGGGCTTAACAGAAATCGGTGCGGAAGGTGATGACAACTTACCGTCTGCGTTGAAATTTAAAGCTCGCGCACCACAGAAATTGGATTTGTCGGGCTATTAAGGGAGCATCAATGAGTGCCACTTTGCCTATTTTGGAAAGCATCCGAAACCACATCGAACAGAAGACCACGCGTTTTTCCATCGAGTTGTTTCCCGATGACTTAGACCGCTACAACCTCACCGACCAATATGGTGCGGTGCTGGTGCAGTATGCAGGTTCCAAATTTGAAAGTCTTGATAGCACCGACATTATCCAACAGCGCCGCAAAGTGCTGATTGCCCTCACAGTGATTGCCCGCAGCCAACACGATGATACAGGGGCGTTGGAAATGCTCGACCAGTTACGGCTGGCGATTGTAGGATTTAAGCCGACCAATTGCACCGCTTGTCATTTGATTAGCGAAGAGTTTGCAGGCGAAGACAATGGGCTGTGGCAATACCAACTGATTATTCAAACTGAAACGTGGCAGGTGGAAGCACACCAGCCGCAAAATTTACCAAAATTTACCGCGGCACGTTACCGCCGCAAAGAACCATAAGGAGAACATTATGGCGTTTCATCACGGAACGAAAACAACACGCGTGGCAGGCGGTTCTGTCGCGGTGGAAACGGTGGACGGTGCAATTATTGGCATCGTAGGGACTGCACCTATCGGCGCAGTCAATGAATTGACCGTGTGCCAAACCACCAAAGATTTTGCTCAATTTGGTGTGATTTTAAACCAAGGCTTTACCCTGCCTGATGCCTTTGATGTATTGGCTCGCTATGCTGCAGGTAAGGTGTATGTGGTCAATGTGTTAGATCCGAAAAAACACAAAACCGACGTAAACGATGAAGTGCTTACCCAAGATAGCAGCACTTTAATGACGAAAACCGCAAAAGCGGGTCTATTAAGCCTAACGCTTCAATCAAACAGCCAAACCTTATCGGAAGGCAGCGATTACAGCGTGAATTTGCAAACAGGGGAAATTACCTTGAAAGCAATGCACGAAGGCTTAAAAGCCACTTATGCCTATGCCGACCCTGAAAAAGTGACGGAAGCCGACATCAAAGGCGGCATTGATTCAGCGACGGGCAAACGCAAAGGCTTGGAATTGGTGCGTGATGGTTTCAACCTTTACGGTGCAGATGCAAAAATTCTAATCTGCCCTGAATTTGATAAAACCGCAAGTTGTGCTGCCGCACTTTCAACATTAGCTGAACAGTTAAAAGCAGTGGCGTATGTGCAATTGCCGAAAGGCACATCGCTTTCTAAAGCGATTCAAGGGCGTGGTCCACTTGGCACGTTAAACGCTTCAGCAAGCTCTGAACGTGTTCGCCACTTCTTCCCTTATGCGTTGGGCTCTAGCAATATGCTTGAAAGTTTAGCGGTGCACGCAGCAGGCTTGCGGATGAAAACCGATACCGACAACGGCTACTGGTTCTCTACTTCAAACCGTCAGTTGCAAGGCGTGATTGGAATGGAAGTGCCATTGACTGCTCGTGTGGACGATGAACAATCAGAAACCAACCTGCTTAACGCAGTCGGTATTACCACAATTTTTAACAGCTTCGGTACAGGTTTCCGCTTATGGGGTAACCGTTCGTCAAACTATCCAACGGTAACCCATATCATCAATTTTGAAACGGCGTTGCGCACAGGTGACTTAATCGACGAAAGCATTCGCCGCACCGAGTTGCAATTTATCGACCGCCCGATTGATGATGCGTTGATTGACAGTTTATTGGAAACAGTAGACACCTATTTGCGAGCCTTGCCGTCAATCGTAGGTTATCGCGTCAGCCTTGACTACGACACTGACTTAGTCGATGAATTTAGCAAAGGTCACGTGCCGTTGATGTATGAATACACGCCGAAATTGCCAGCCGAGCTTATCAGCAATAAATCGGTAATGACCCGTAAATACTTAGTGAACTTGGTGTCACAACGCTAGAAGGAGAAAATTATGAGTACCGCAATTCATCAGATTGTGAACGCCAATGTGTATATGAACGGCAACTCGCTACTTGGCAAAGCCAAAGAGTTTAAATTGCCTGACATCGAGTTCGAGTTTATTGAACACAAAGGCTTGGGGCTACACGGCACAATCAAATTGCCTGCAGGGTTAAATGCAATGGAAGGAGAAGTGATTTGGGATAGTTTTTATCCTGAAGTGCGAGTAAACGCCTATAATCCTTATAAAAACGTGCAACTGATGGCACGTTCTAATGTGCAGGTATTTGATTCTCGTGGCTTGGCTGCGGAAGAAGCCCTTGTCACTATTATGAACGTGGCATTTAACAAAACCACGGGGGGCAGCCTGAAAAACAAAGAGGCGACCGAGCATTCCGACAGCTTCCAAATTATGTCTATCAAGCAAACGCTGGCAGGCAAAGAAATTCTGTTTGTGGACGTGCTTGCGAATATCTACCGCGTAAACGGTCAAGATGTGTTGCAAAAATACCGCACTAATATCGGGCAATAGATTTCTTTAAATCAGTTTAAAAGCCGTTTAAACCCCATTTAAGTAAACTCCTTTGTGAAAGTTAAACAACATACTCACAAAGGAGTTTTTTATGTCTGACGTTATTGTCGCCCTCGATTTCCCGATTCAAGATGGGGAAGGTAAAACCATCACTGAATTAAAAATACGACGTCCAAAAGCGAAAGATATTCGCAAAATGAAAGGTAGTACAGATATTGAGCAAAGTATTAGCCTGCTTTCAATCGTGACAGGTTTAGTGCCTGAAGATTTAGATGAGTTGGATATTGCCGACTTCAAACGTGCGGCAGAAGTGGTCGAAAAAATGCAAAAGGGGAAGTTGAACTTGCCACACTCGACGCAGCCTTAGCAGACTTGGCGTTTTGGTTTGGGTTTTCCCATTCTGATTTGGAAGAAATGATGCTTGATGATATTGAACGGTGGCTCACTCAAGCCCAACGGCAGATAAAAGCCAATTACACGAAAGCCGCTATTTAAGCGGCTTTGTTATTATGGTTTTGAAAGTAGATTACTCAATTTTTGCAAAATGACTAATCTACCAGTAAAAATTCGATAAAAGAAGATAAAACCTGCTCCAATAATTTCCCAAAGGACCACCCAAGCAAATATGGCTAAAGCAATTTGCAAGCCACTTAAATCATTCCAAGCAAATGATAAAAATGAATAAAGCGTGTAGGCAAAGCCAATAACAGCAAACAGCACAACTGCGCTTTCAATGAAATCAAATTCAGATGTTTTGCTTTTCATATTTACCCCCCTTTCTTGATAAGGACACTATAAACAATGTCATCAAATCTTGCAATTAGTTTAGTGATCGGTGCTTCTGTCGGCGGTGCGATAGCTGGCATTAAGAGCTTGAGAAATGAGTTTAAGATCTTTAGAGACCAAACTCAAGGAATAAAAGCCAGAATGGGATCACTTGGTCTTAATGCTGTAAAAGGTTTTATGTCGCTTGGGTCTATGGCAACTGCTGTTGGCACATCGATTACATCAATGGCACAGCCTGCAATTAAATTTGAAAGTGCAATGGCTGATGTGAAAAAAGTTGTTGATTTTAAAACTCCTGAAGGCTTCAAAAATCTTTCAAAGGACATTCTAGAGCTTACTCGAACATTACCGATGACCGCAGAAGAGCTTGCCGCAATTACTGCTTCAGGTGGTCAATTAGGTGTTGCAGAACAAGATTTGAAAGAATTTACTACAACCATAGCCAAAATGTCGGTCGCCTTTGATATGTCGGCAGAACAAAGTGGCGACTCAATGGCAAAACTTGCTAATGTGTACAAAATCCCGATCAGTAAAATTGGCGACTTAGGAGACGCTATCAATGAGTTGTCGAATAGTTCGCCTGCTAAAGCATCTGATATTGTAAACACGCTGGGGCGTATTGCTGGTGTATCTAAAGATTTTGGTTTAACTGAAAATGCCGCAGCTGCTTTAGCCAATACCTTTATTTCATTAGGTAAATCGCCAGAAGTAGCAAGTACCGCAATCAATGGAATGCTGACTTCACTTAATACCGCAGACAAAGGTGGCAAAAAATTCCAAGCAGCACTAAAAGAAGTGGGTATTTCTGCTAAACAACTGAAAAAGAACATTGCCAAAGATGGACAAGGAGCGATTGTTGATTTCTTAAAACGTGTCGAAAAATTACCAAAAGCCAAACGAACAGGCGTATTGGTTGATTTATTTGGTAAAGAATATGCGGACGATGTGTCTTCGATTGCAGGTAATGTAGATTTGCTTGAAAAAAGCATTAAAACCTTGCAAGACACCGATGAAAACGGCAAACCTAAATATCTAGGGTCAATGGAAAAGGAGTTTGCTGCTCGTAGTGCAACAACTGAAAACAATCTTCAATTACTAAAAAACGGATTTAATGAAATTGGCATTACGCTTGGTTCTTCTTTATTACCTATTATCAATAATGTAGTCAATGCGGTTAAACCTTTAGTGCATAGTTTTTCTGATTGGATCGCCAAAAATCCAACTTATGTGGAATGGGGGTTACAATTCGGTGGTGCATTGATTGGTTTAGTTGGCGGCATTATCGCACTCAAATCAACTCTAAGTTTAACATTGGCAGCAATCTTGCCATTTTGGGCTGTGGCTAAAAAAACATTTGGTATTTTCAAACTTTTATCGCCTGTTTTAACTTTTGCGTCTAAAGCATTTTTATTCTTAGGTGGAATAGTTGGTAAATCACTGCTTTTCACATTCAATAAACTATTAGTCGGCATTGGTTATTTAATTGGTTATACCATTAGGAGTGTGATGTTTGTTGCTAGATTGGGGCAAACTTTAGCAGGAGTATTATTCAAAGGTCTAATGATTGCAGGTAAAGGTATTTTATTTGTTGGTCGGGCTTTAGTAACCAATTTGATTAGCTTTATTGGTAAAACGGCGGTATTCGCAGCAAGATTAGGGCAACTTTTGGCAGGTGCTTTATTTAAAGGCTTAATGTTAGCAGGCAAAGGGATCTTATTTGTCGGTCGAGCATTACTTACTACACCGATAGGATTATTGATCACAGGTATTGCCGTTGGTTCATTTCTAATCTATCAATACTGGGAACCGATTTCTGCGTGGTTTAGAAAGAAATGGGCTGCCGTGTCAAGTATTTTCTCATCGGCTTGGACGGGTATCAGTAATTATTGCTCGGAAGCATGGGCGAACATTACCAATTTCTTCGGCTCAAGCATTGGCAATATTACCGCAACTATTCTGAATTGGTCGCCACTCGGTTTATTCCAGCAAGTATTTTCTACCGTGTTGTCGTGGTTTGGGATTGATTTACCAAGTAAGTTTACCGAATTTGGTTCTAACCTTATCAACGGCTTAGTCAATGGTATTCGCAATGCGTGGGACGGCGCGAAAGAATGGGTTATTAGTCTAGGACAATCTATCAAAGGTTGGTTTACTGGCGAAATGAAGATCCATTCTCCTTCGCGTGTGTTTAAGGACTATGGTGTGAACTTGGTGGAAGGTTTGGCCATCGGCATGAATAAATCCCTTCCGATGGCTGAAGACGCTTCCGACAATCTTTCAAGTGCGGTCGGTTTAAACGGCGTTTCACACAATACCGGGTTACTTACGAACTATCAACCGTTAAACCGTGCAGAAGTTATGTCATCGGAAACCACACAAGCCCAAGGCATTACGGTGCATTTTAGTCCGACTATTCAACTTAATGGAAATCAAGGCAAAGATGATATTTTAAATGACCTTCAACAGGGGCTAAATATGACTTTAACCGAACTTAAACGTTTAATTATTGATACAGTCAATCGTGAAAATGATCAATATAGACGGAGAGCTTACTAATGTATTTTATGCTAGGTAATATCGCCTTTGAGCCTGTCAATTTGACCGATTTTTCTGAAACCCATTCTGCGGATTTTGCCGAACACGCGGTGCTCAAAGGCAAGCCAAAACTGCAAGCGATGGGCGAGAAACTGACAGATTTATCCTTTGCTATTCGACTACACCACAAAATCGGCGGTGTGGAAAGTCGCTATCAATCGCTACTTTCGGCAAAAGCCAAGCAAGACGCCCTTGCCTTGATGTGGGGTTCAAAATACAAAGGCAATTTTGTGATCACCGATATTTCATCGACCACACTTTTCACGGACGGCAAAGGCAATGCGTTGGCACGTGAGATGAATATCAGCCTGAAAGAATTTGTCGGCAATGGGCAAGCGGGCTTGCTCGGTGCGGCGTTGAATGTAGGCGGTAAATCTTTGCTCGGTTCGATTTTGCCGCAAGGCTTAGCCAACACACTTTCAACTGTGAAAAGTGCGGTTAGCCGTGGCGTGGAACTCTACAACCAAGGCAAACGTGCGGTGGACGAAGTTCGCAACACCGTTGCAGTAGTTCGCCAGTTGGCACACGACCCCGCGTCCGCATTGGCGTATTTGCCGAGTACGCTTGCTAATTTAGACAACGCCTTGGGTGGTTTTGGCGAACTGGTCGGAATGCAATCTGCTTTTGAGGGCGTTCGCCAGTATCTGCCTGCCATTAGCGAATTTAGCCGTGATGTGTCTGCGGTATATGATGATTTGCAAATAATGAAACAGAGTTTCAGTCGGGCGTCTGCTGATAGCGAATGGAATAACTGGTTTACGCCTGCCGATAATGCTTTAACTGAAATCAATGAGCGGCTGGATAATTCCGCAAATTCAGTGGCCAAAATGACCGCTTGGATCGTATTGCGTGAAGATGAAAACGTGGAGATTTTGAATGACCCAAACCGTACTTAAACATACCGTCAAACAAGGCGAACGCTGGGATAACCTTGCCTATTATTACTATGGCGACGCACTGGAATATGCTCGCATCATTAGAGCCAATCCACATATCAGTTTTTGTGAAGTGTTGCCTACTGGGGCGACTGTATTTATTCCTGTGCTAAATGTGAAGCCGACCCAAAACGAAAATTTACCGCCGTGGTTAAGAGGAAATAATGAGTAAAGTCCAAACGCCCGATTTTTCGCTTTTTTACGAGAAAACCAACATTACCGCTGATATTGAGCCGTCTTTGCTGGAATTGACCTACACTGACTATCTCGAAGGGCAATCAGACGAACTCTCTGTGCAGTTTGAAGACATCAACGGCAAGTGGATTCGCCAGTGGTTTCCCACACAAGGTGACAAGCTGAAGGCAGCGATTGGCTATCAGGGCGAGCCGTTAGTCGAAATTGGGGCATTTGAGATTGATGAGGTGGAATACAGCTATCACCCGTCTAGCATTACCTTGCGAGCCTTATCCACTGGCATTAGCAAAGCTAACCGCACGCTTAAACCAAAAGCCTACGAGAACACCACGCTCGCCCAAGTGGTGGCAGCGGTGGCAAATCGCTTGAAACTCAAAGTGGTGGGCAAAATTCGCCACATTCCGATTAAACGCATTACCCAATATCAAGAGCGTGATGTGGAATTTCTTGCCCGCCTTGCCCGTGAATATCATCACAGTTTCAAGATTGTGGGCAATCAACTGGTGTTTACCGATAAAGATGAACTCGGGCAAAGCGAACCCGTAGTCGTACTCGATGAAAGCGAATGTATTAGCTTGCGACTTCGAGATCGGATTAAAGATACAGCAAAGCAAGTGGAAATCAAAGGATTTGATACAAGCGGTAAAAAAGTGGTGAAAAAAAGCAAAAAAGCCACCGCACTTCGCCCGAAAATGAAACAGGCACAGGCAGCAAGTGGCGATACGCTCAAAATCACGACACGTGGCGAAAGCCAAGAACAGATTGATGCCAGAGGCGATGCAGCATTAAGTGAGCAAAACGAAGACCAAAGTGCAGGCGATATTACCCTGATTGGCAACCCCAAACTGGTGGCAGGTTCAACCATTATGTTTAAAAATTTGGGCATATTTTCGGGCAAATACTTAATCAAACAATCACGCCACACCTTTAATAAACAGGGCTACACCACCAGCATCGAGGTGCGAATGTTGGAATTTATCCCCGATGATTTGATGACTTTAGGCATGGAGATGACGAATGCAAACTCATAATTTTGGTGCGACCTATCAAGAAGGCATTGTGTCGGCAATCGACCCAAAAAGCCACAAAGTGCGGTGTAAAATTCCTGCATTGGAAGATTTAGAAACTGCGTGGCTCTCTTTCCTCACGCCAAACGCAGGCGGAAACCAGTTTTACTGCTTGCCTGACGTGGGAGAATTGGTGGCGATTTTACTTGATGCACGTGGCGAAGTTGGTTGCGTGTTGGGGGCGATTTATAACGAGCAAGACAGAACGCCAGTGCAAGATGGCGACATTTGGTTCAAAAAATTTAAAAACGGCACAACTATTGCCCACGACCGTAAATCGGGCGATTTAACTATTCATACCAGCGGTAAAGTTATCGTCAATAATTGCGAAGTGGAAGTGAACAACGGCAATGTCAGGGTGAACGGTGGCGATGTAATCGCAGACGGTATTTCGCTGAAAAATCATAAACACCTTGAACAAGGCGATGGTAAGCTCACTTCTCCGTCAAAATCTTAGAATCTTTGACCGCACTTTTCTTTAAATCAGTTTAAAAGCCCTCCTTCACATAGCCTTGTATCATCAAGGCTATGAATACAAATCCGATACACTCAACCCACTGGCAACTTGCACCGAATCTTAACGAGCAGGCGGTGCAAGGCCTTGATGATATTCATCAGTGCATTGCTAACATTCTC